TTTGTAACTTGTTTAATCCAATGTATTGTTTGTTCAACAAAACTAGCAACAGGTATTGAGCTAGTAGGATCATCTTCTAGTCCTGGTAAAATTAAAATATAACCATCTTTATTATTTTTCCACTTATGATTAAATACATTTGTAAACTTTATTTTATTTGAATGTTCTATCAATTTTACAGTATTTTCTAAACGACCTTTGATAGGTTTACACCATTTTGTTTTACTATACACCCAATGATCTAATCCCATTCTATAAAATCTAGGTGGTATTTCTTTGTAAAATTTATTAATGTAATTACATTTAATTCTACTTAATGTAGCACTTTCTAAATGAATTATTTTTTTATTATAATGATAGGCAAACATATTAACAAGATCGTTTCTATGATTCATCACAGCCATTTTATGATTATCTTTGTTAGGTTGCCAAACTCTTTTAGGGTGTTCACTACCAAAAGTACCATTATTTAAAAAGAAGTCACAAGTTTTCATATGCCAAAAATGTGTGTAATTAAACGTATCAACATCTGATAAGTTTATAATTTCGTGTTGTTGTTTTAAAGCACTTACAATAGAAGTAACTGCTTTTGACTTATCAAATTGAATTATTTTCATAACCACTTTTCGCTATATAATAACTATCTATAATATCAGTTACAGGATTGTTTAATTTATTCATATCAAATACTTTCTTCAAATCTATTTTAGTGTCTTTTGTAAACTGTTCATACATCTTTTCTTTATCTGCGTTACCTTTTCCTGTAGCCATTTTTTTAACAACACTAGGTACAACAATTCCATATGTAAGTTTACGTTCGGATAATCTGTGTTTAAGAATTCCACAGTTTTCTGCGATTTGAAAGATGGCTTGTCCTTTTGAACCGTAGGAGTATCCTTCAATGTAGATTTCCATACCTTGATGTACATTTGAGAGAGTATGTATGGATTTAAAAACCCAATCGGATATATTTGTAAATCTTTCAATCGGGTCATTATATTCTTTATGTTCATCACCAGTAATATTTTTATAGACTTTACCTAAATGTTTCTTTTTACTTGTTAAGTAGTAAAATTCACATTTACTAAACTCAAAACTTTCGTCTGCTATACAAATAGCAGGACTTGTTAAACTATAATCAATCCCAATTATCTTCTTCGTTTGTCCAGATTGCTTCATCATCTTCTAAATCTTCCACCTCGTGTCCACAAAACGGACAAGTTAATGGTTCTAAATCCTGTATTTCTATATTCCATTCTACAGTATATTTAGTTTCACAACCAGAACAAGTTTTTTGTCTTTTTTCTATCATTATAGTTTAAACTTCTTAAATTGATCTTTCTTAACATCTTGTTTAATACCACCAATCACATAACTTTCTATTTCTGTTTCTTGTGGTGCGTTTTGTAAAGAACGACTATTTAACCAATGATCTACCCAAGGTAATGGATTAGTCTTTTGGTCGTACATAGGCGTCAAACCAATAGCTTTCATTCTTCTATTTGCCATATACTCTACAAATTGATGTAATAGTTTTTCTGATAGTCCTATCATTGAACCTTTACTAAACAAATAAGTTGCCCAACGTTTTTCTTCTTGTAAGGCTTCATCATACATTGTATAAACTTCTTTTTCACAATCTTTCATTACCTTTAACATTTCTTTATCACCTTCTCTTTCACGCCAATTGTTAATAATTGTTTGTGACATCGCCAAGTGTTGACTTTCATCTCTGGCGATAAAAGATATAATCTTTGCTGAACCTTCTAATAGTTTTAATTCACCAAACGCAAATGAACAAGCAAAAGATACATAAAATCTTAAACCTTCTAATATGTTTACAGTTACCATTGTACGATAAAGTTTCTTTTTCAATTCATACATATCTACTTTTTTAGGATCTAAACACCATTGATAACCGTAGTTAATCATTTCATCATAAGTTTCTGTAATTGTCTTTGCTCGTCTTTCAATCTTTTCATCTTGTATAATGGTATCAAAGATTTCACTAGGATTAGAATATAAATTTTTAATGATGTAAGTATAACTTCTACTATGTATTGTTTCTATAAAATCCCACGTTACAATACAACCTTCTAATTCTGGTAAAGAACAAAAAGGTAAGAAAGCCAAACAAGGTCCTCTACCTTGTACACTATCTAACATAGTTTGATATTTTAGATTAGATGTAAAAATAAATTTTTGTTGTTCTGATAAAGTTTGATAATCGTTTCTATCTTTTTGTAATGAAACTTCTTCAGGTCTCCAAAAGTAACCTAGTTGTTGTTGATTTAATTTATCAAAGACAGGATATTTCATATTATCATATCTTTGAACCGATAAGTCAGGACCAAAAAACATTAACTGTTTTGTGGCGTCTAAATTTTTATCTTTATTAAATACACTTTTTGTCATTTGTATTACTTATCCTTTTTCATTCTTATAGGTTTAAGACCTGTTTCTCTATTTAAAAACTTATAGTCTATTTTGACAACATCAAAATCTTGTTTTATCTTTTCAGCAATTTTATATGGATCAAAATCAGCACAACTGTACACATCAAATTGTACTAAAGCTGGCACTGGCTCATCCCATACGTGAATAGCAATATGACTTGTTTCAATTACTGCTACTCCTGTTATGCCTCTATTACCTTCATTATTACAATAAGCCACATAAGGACCTAACATAATTTTCATAGTAATAGATTCAATAAATTCTTTTAACCATTCTGTTAACTTCTCTACATCTTTTGGTGGATTGTTAACTTCAGCACGAACAATTAAGTGCTTATGAATTAGTAAGCTATTTTTCATCTTTTACTCCGTAGAAAAACTCCGTTTCATCTCCAAAGGTTTGTTTTACCTTATCTTCTACGGAATACTCAATAGAAGAAACTTTAAAATCTGGAAACTTTAAAGTCTTCGGTGTATATGATTTATCTAAAATCAACATACGATTGTTTGGTTGAGCAGCAAAATAGCCGTTATTTAATTTTAAAATGTTAAACGACTTATGTTGCGTTGGCACTTCACTAAACGTAGTATTTAGTCTATTTGAATCTGGATTACAACTATCTATTGTAAACAGATAAACACCTTCGTGCCATTTTCTACTAGGAGCAAAATATTTAGCTCTTTGTCCTTTTAATAATCTTTTTTCTATAACTGTTATATCATAACTAAAACAGTCCCATAATTCTAATTCTTCTAAAGATAAATCACCTTCAAAGTCTTTCTTCCACACAAACGCTGACAATGGTAATTTGTCATATACTGCGCCATATTCTGGTAGATATGTTTCAAAATATAACGCTCTACCTTGTATAGACTTTACTGTGACCCATACACCTTCAACAAGTTCACCGTGACCTCTTTCGTGGTCGTGTAAAAATTCTTTCTTAACAAAAACTTCTATATGAGGTACGTTAGCACATAATAACATTTATATAGTACAAGACTCACAAGCCTCGTCCTCTTCTTCTTTAGGTTTATCTTCTATAGGTGTTTCATAATCTATAGTATGTTGTGGTTCGTCTATATCTTTTTTAGCATCATATGTATTTTGATAATAAGAAGTCTTCCAACCTAGTTTGTAAGTTGTTAATAAGTCTTGTGCCATCACAGATACAGGTACTTGACCATCTTCAAAGTTTTCAGGATTATATGACCAATTACCTGATATAGCTTGGTCAAAATACTTTTGCATTATTGATACAATATTAATATAACCATCCATAGATTTCATATCCCACAACAATGTATAATTATTTTTAAATCTTTTAAATTCTGGAACAACTTGTTTTAATGGACCTTTTTTAGATTTCTTTACTGACAAATAGTCCCTAGGTGGTTCAATGCCGTTAGTGGCATTGGAAACCACACTAGAAGATTCAGATGGCATTTGAGCCGAAAGTGTGCTATGTCTTAATCCGTGCTCTTTAATTTCTTTCCTTAACCACTCCCAATCATATGTAAATGTACGATTGTTTACAAGTTCATCTACATCTTTTTTGTAAGTGTCTATAGGTAAGATACCATCGGAATATTTTGTTCTATCAAAGTATTCACATTTGCCTTTTTCTTTGGCAACTTGATTACTTGCCTTTAATAGATAATATTGGAATGCTTCTGTTAATTTATCAACTTGTCTCCACGCAAGTTTTTGATCGTACTTATAACCTTTTTTAGCAAGATAATGTGCCAAACCAATGTAACCAATTCCTAAACTTCTTCTTGCCTTTGTACTAATCTCGGCTGCCTTAACAGGATAACCTTGATGATCTATAATTTCATCTAAAGCCCTTACTGATAAATCACACAATGGTTCTAACTCATCTCTTTTGTTTATTAAACCTACATTAATGGCAGATAGAATACAAAGAGCAATCTCACCTTCACCGTCAATGTGTTGTATAGGATCAGTAGGTAAAGTTATTTCTTGGCATAGATTTGACATTCTAACTAAATCTTTAAATGATGAATGAGAATTACAATGGTCAATATTCATAATATAGATACGACCTGTTTCGGCACGTTCTTTTAATATGTCAAAAAATAGTTCTTGTGCGTTTACTTTCTTTTTATTAACACTTGTTTTTCTTTCAGCGGCTTTATAAAGTTCATCAAACTCTGGTGTTCCCCACGCCTGATAAAGTTCAGGTACTTCGTGTGGTGAAAACAAAGTAATGTCTTCTTCATTAATAAATCTTTCATAAAATAGTTTTGATAATTGAATTGAGTAATCAAGTTTTCTAACTCTATTATCTTCACTACCTTTATTATTTTTTAATACAATGATGTCTTCTATTTCTTGGTGCCAGATCGGAAAGTGAACAGTTGCCGAACCGCCTCGTACTCCGTTTTGAGTACAGCACTTAACCGTTGCTTCAAACTTTTTAAGGAAAGGGATAACACCAGTGTGTTGTACTTCACCTCCTCTAATTCGGGAGTTGATACCCCTAATTCTTCCAGCGTTAATTCCGATTCCTGCCCTTTGGGCAACATAACGTCCAATAGCCATATCACTGGAGAAAATACTAGGTAAAGTATCGTCAACATCAACCAGAACACAACTAGCGTACTGCTTAAGAGGAGTCCGAACACCAGCCATAACGGGAGTAGGAATATTAATTTTAAAAGTTGAAATAGCGTCATAATATTTTTTAACATAACTCATCCTTTTACTTTTTGGATATTTAGCAAACACCGTAGCAGCAATCATCATATACATAAACTGTGGTGTTTCAAATATTTCATTTGTGCTTCTATCTTGTACCAAATACTTGTCAATCACTTGTCTTAAACCAGCATATGTAAATGTGTAATCTCTTTCGTGGTTTAACCAGTTCTCCATTCTATCAAAGTCTTTCTTTTCATAATTTTCTAAAATAACTTTATCATATAATTCTTTTTCAACACATTTCTTAACGTGATTAAAAAAGTGTGGGTGATCCCATAAACGACCTATAACTTGTTTTCTTAATGAATATAAAAGTAAACGAGCAGCTACATATTGATAGTTTGGATTTTCTAATGATATTAAATCGGCAGCTGACTTAATTAAGATTTGTTGTATTTCATCTGTTGATATTCCATCATAAAATTGTAAACCACTATTCATTTCAACTTGTGATGAAGAAACGCCAGAAATATCTTCACAAGCATATTCTACCATTTCGTGTATCTTTTCAATGTTTAAAGGTTCTTTACCTCTATTGTTTCTTTTATTAACTTGTAATGATTGTTCTTGTGGTGCCATAATCCCCCTTTTATACCTTTTTCCAATAACTTAATTTTGTCAGAGCACTTAACTTTGAGTGAGTGTTATTACTTATAATCTTGGAGATTTCATCTTTTGAATAACCTGCCATAATCATATCGTTTACATCTTTTAGTTGTATGTCACTAGGCCAAATAACTATGTTATAATCTTTCTCAACCACATCATACATTCTTTTTATGATCTCTTTATTTCGTGGTTCGTTATCAAATATATATGTAACTTGTTCATTTGGAATTTTATTTTTTAAAATTAAATCTGCTCCAGCAGCAGCAAGACAATTATCAATAAAAAGACTATCAAGTGGACCTTCTGTGATGAAGACAGGTCTTTGAAAATTAACTCTTTCCAGTCCGTAAACTTTTTGTTTTTTCTCATCTAATTTTACCGTTAGATACTTTGGTTGTTCGTTTCCAAAAGCACGACCTTGAAAAGCAAAAAACTTTCCTGTCGTATCATAAAATGGTATTATTAAACGTGGATGATCTTTAATAACTTTGTAAGTATTTGGTTTTACTTTGTTAATTAAAGTCATAAACTTATCACTTAAATATAATATATCAAAATACTTTTCAGGTATTTTTCTATTCACACAATATAATCTAGCAGGATGATCTGACTTTAGTTCACTTATTTTAGTCAAATCATCTAATATAGTTCTATCTTCAAACTTTACAGGTTTGAAGTCAAACTCTGGTTTTGGCGTCGCTGGAGCCGAGTTTTTGTATCTCTCTAATAGATATTGAGAATACAACTGTGGGTCTATATCTTTAATAAAATTGGCAAGATTTTGACCCATACCACAATTGTGGCATTTAAAGAACATATCATTTTTAACTCTATAAAAATATGCTCTAGCTTTTAATTTAGACTTTTTACTATCACCACAATGAGGACAACGAAAGTTGAATAGATAGTCGTTTTTTTGTTTAAACTGACTTAATCTACTTGATACATTGTTGATAAATTTTAGATCAATATAACTCGACATAACACAAAGACTAATATACTATATATTCGTCTAAAAGTCAAGTCTAATTGCTCATCATATTCATAATATGTAAGAAATTTTTAGATAATACCCAACCAATAACTATAGATCCCCCTATAATTAACCATCTCCACTTCTCTAATACACCAACTCTACCACTTATATCGTTTCTTAAAGACTTAATTTCTATGAGTAATCTTTTTTCAACTTGTGATATTTCTTTATGTAAATCTCTATAAACGTCATCTATTTCATCTGCTCGTTCTTTGATTTTACTAAAGATAACTTCATCTATTTGTTCTTGTCTTTGGATTTTTTCTTCGTGTACAGCCAACATTTGTTTAATAGAGGTAGATACATCTGTTAATTTATCAATAGCCGTATCTAAACGATTATTGATAGAGTTAACACTCTCAATATCTTTTCTTAAAGATTCTAATTGAATCTTAATATCTGTTGTTCCGTTTTCAGGCATACTGTTTCTATTTATACGGAATAGTGTAAGTTGTAATGTTTCCCGATTGGGTGTACTCCGATATAGAGTCTTTGTACTATGTTAACTTACCAATATTCCTTTTAATTATTTATTTTTAAGCAGACTTTAACATTAATCCTAACTCTTTCAATCTTTTCATTTTATATAGTTTAATTAATGTTTTTCTTCTTCGCCTTTCTTTTTGTTTTCTAATTTTGAGCCAATGTACATTGAGTAAATAAAGTTTTCTTTTCTTTTCATTTCTTATTATCCTTTTTGCTATTAGTCTTAACTTTCTTTGTTGAAGTAGAGTCATAGTTCTCCATTTTAGTTGATAACACTTTTGGCTTATAAATGGTAACCAACTCCTCTTTACCCTTAACTTTTATTTTATCTAATTCAATTGACTCTATATTTTTCAGTTGTTCTTTTGTATAAGAAGAATAAATTAAAGGAGCAACTTTACCATTCTCATCTCTATAGTTTCTTGTAGCAGCCTCAAGTCTAGCTGCCAAGTTTACAGCATCACCGACAACAGAATAATCTAAACGATTTTCACTACCCATATTACCTACAATACAAGTTCCTGTGTTAACACCTGAACCTATATTAATATCAGGAAGACCTTTCTCCCTAAATTCTTTTTTTAACTTTTCAGTTTCTTCAGCACATTCTATACCTGTCTTTACAGCCATCTCG